AAACCATCAATGTCGGAACGTCCCCCAATGACGGGACGGGAACGCCGCTGCGTACGGCTTTCCAGTACACGAACAGCAACTTCAGCGAGCTGTACACGGCTGTCGGCCCGAGCGGCAATAACATCGTCGTTCCTGGCTCCGCCACCATCACCGGCGATCTGACGGTGGACACCTCGACTCTGAAGGTGGATTCGGCGAACAATCGGGTGGGTATTAATACGGCGAGTCCCGGCGATACACTAGATGTCAACGGTCGAGTAACTGCATTGCGATATTTAGCGTCATCTTCAAACGCTGCGCTACCTGCTTTTGCTGTAACTGCTGGAAATGGCACTTACAGTTCTGGAGCCAATGAAATTGGTTTCTCGATTAACAGCACATCCGCCATGACCCTCAACTCTACGGGGTTGGGCGTGGGGGGAAGTCCTGCGACTAAGATTTTCGCAAGCGTCACTCCTCCCGGTGCTGGTCAGGATGGTATGCGAGTGAGCGATGGCACTCGTCTGATTCAGATGAGCATCTCTGGTTCGTCGTATTCATATCAGGGAATCGGAGCAAATCAGAACGTCATCTACGCGAGCGGAAATCCGATGTCGATTTTGTCGGATGCCCAGAATCTCCGACTTGGAACAAGCGCGACTTCATACGTCTTGCTCGACACCTCCGGCAACGTCGGCGTGGGGGTTACGCCGAGTGCGACTGATTCGACATATTTCCAAGCACTTGAAATTGCGCGTGTTGGTCAGGGTTTGACTGCGGCAAAGAATGCGCTTACAGGCTCCCCGAGTTCGTGGCTGTCCAACAATAGCTACGCCACTTATTCTTCTGGAGTTGTCTGGAAATATGCTATCAGCCAACCGGCAGCGCAGTATCGACTCTTTGAGGGTCAGCACCAATGGTTCATCGCCCCCAGCGGCACCGCTGGAAACAACATCACCTTCACCCAAGCGATGACGCTCGACGCATCGGGAAATCTGTTGGTGGGGAAGACGGCGAGCAGTACCACCGTTGCCGGTTCTCAGGTTCAACCTGATGGTACTCATTCGGCTGTCAAATCCGATGGAAACCCCGGTTTCTTCTACAACACTACGACTGCAATCTCTGGAACGATTGCTCTTTTCCGTTCCAACGGTGTCACTGTCGGTTCTATCAGTCAGGATGGAACAAACACCGCATACAATAACTCCTCTGATTATCGACTCAAGGAATCGGTTCAGCCTCTCACTGGTGGTCTGGCTCGTGTGAACGCGCTCAAGCCGTCCATCTACAAGTGGAAAACTAACGGAAAGGTTGGCGAAGGTTTCTTGGCTCACGAACTTGCTGAAGTTGTTCCTTTTGCTGTTACCGGAGAAAAGGATGCCGTAACTAAAAATGGTGAAATCGAACCGCAGCAGGTCGATCTGTCGAAGGTCGTTCCGATCTTGGTTGCCGCCATCAAGGAACTGTCGGCTGAAGTCAACGCTCTGAAGAATGCCTAACATGAACATCTCCATCAACTGGATCATCGAACGCCTTCTCGTTAAGCCCACGGAAGGCTCGCTTACCGATGTCGTCATCACCGCCGACTGGCGTTGCAACGGCACCGATGGCACCTACAGCGGCACCTGCTACGGCAGCGCGTCGTTCGCTCCGCCGAGTGGTTCGTTCACGCCGTATCCTGATCTGACCGAGCAGCAGGTGCTTGGCTGGTGCTTCAGCAATGGCGTCGATCAGAGCGCGATTGAGGCGAACGTCTCCGCTCAGATCAACGATCAGATCAACCCTCCGGTAATTGCTCCTCCGCTGCCGTGGGCGGCGCCGGTTCCTCCCGCTCCTGAGCCGGAAATTATTGCGCCTCCCGCTCCGATCATCGATGCTCCGGCGGCATGATTAAAATCGAACTCACCACCGAACAAGCGAATACCCTCCTGCAACTCATCGACATCGCCATCAAGGCTGGCGGCTTCCAGAATGCGAAAGTCGGCGTTCCTCTGGCCGACCTTATTTTGGAAGCTGCCAAGCAGTCACAGGCGGACGCTAACTAACCAAGCACGATGACGGACCACCACGCTTTCATTCGAGATATCTCAATCGGCGTCGGTGGTCCGGTCATCGGAATCATGGGGAACGCCATGTTCTCCGATCCGAATCTCAAGACGGCATCCCTGGCGCTCGGCGCTTTTGCCGCGTTTCTGACATGCGTCGTCAAGCTGGTTGACCTGTACCAGAAATTCAAAAATCGAAACAAATGAAAACGGCCATTCTCCCCATCATCCGCCACTTCCTCACGTTCGGTGCTGGCTACCTTGTCTCCAAAGGACTTGTTGATTCCGGTTCTGCCGAGGAATTGATTGGTGCTATCCTGTCGATTACGGCTGTCGGTTGGTCGATTGCCGAGAAGCGAAAGGCTGGCGCGTCCGCTCCCGAGAAGTCGGAATGAACTTCATGGCCGACTTTGTGATGAAGCTGGTCATCTGGCTTCATTCGCTGACGAAGCAGGATACGACGAGCGAAGATGCTAAGAAGCAACCCGATCTTAAGCGCGGTCTTCTTGATCGTGTGCGCGAGCATGAGCGTGAGCTGCGCGAGCCGGGTGATTTACGTCCCCCACGGTGAGCCTGTGCGCCTCGCTGAGGACGTTAAGGCCAAGGTTTGGGTCGTTGACGCCAGCGGCAAAACGGTGCGTAGTAAGAACCGCATTATCATCCATGAAGGCTGGTATGCGCTTCCGAAGGAATAATTATGAGCATCAGAGCGCCGTACAAAGGCTCGCCGTCCGTTTCCCAATCCGGCGGTAGCGGACCTTACAAGCAGTCGCCTCCTCCGAAACCGCCGGTTAAGCCGGTGCCGCAGCCGGTTCCTAGTGGCAGCGGTCCGTATCGTAAATGATTCAAACGAAAATCCCCCGGTGGTAATGAGAACCATCGGGGGATAATTGTTTCGGAGAGTGGTGTCAGCGTCCTAACGATTTCATCACGCTGGCAACGAAGTCTTCGCTCTTCGCAGCGTTCGTATTTGCCGGTCGTGAGCCGCCGGTCGTCGCGCGCGAGCTGACTCCAGGTTCGCTTCCGCGATACTTTGATAGCTCAGCTTGGAGACGCTTGTTCACCTCGACCTGAGCATAGAGCAGTTCGCGGTATTTAGGAGCAGCAGCAGCCCACAGAGCAGCCTTGGCCAGATCCTCTTCGCTGTTCTCGCCGTTGAAGATTTGCTGAGCGAGACTGAGACGCTGGTTGAGTTCGCTGTTCCATTCCTCGTCATTCTCACGCGGCTCGAAGATTTCGAGCGAACGGGCATCGCTGGAAACCTTCTGCCAGGTCTTCGTGGCCGACTCCAGTGCAGCTTTCGTTCCCTCCTCGTTGTCCTGCTGATACTTGGAGATGACCGCATCGTAATCGGCCTTCGCCTCGGACAATTCGGACGCGCGTTCTCCGTTGATTTCGTCGTACTTGACGATGAGAGCGCCGAGCTTGGCTTTCTTGGACGGTGAAAGACCTTCAACGATGTCGTCGATCTGCGAGTTGCGATAGTCGCTTTCGGGCGATTTGAGGAGCGAAACAAGGCGTTCGCCATCGGTTCCGACAAGGTTCTTCACCGAATCGAACACGCCGTTGATCTTGCCTTCGTATTTCTTGACGAACTCGGGATGACGCTCGATGTCGAGCAAGCGAACACGCTCCGAAAGCGCATCACGCTCCTCCTGCAACGCCTTGAGCTGCGATTCAAAGTCGGGATTGGTGGACTTGCCAGCCTTCAGTTCTTCGAGTTGCTTGGCAAGCTGCGCCTTCTCTTCCTTGATCTTGCGGAAAGCATCAGCGGCTTTGGTGGACTTGATCGTCTCGGGGATGTCGGTGTCGTCGGTTGGAGCGGGAGCTGTAGGTTCAGTGGCAGTCGCCTTCTTTCCGAACATCCGCTCGATGTCCTTCTCAGCTTTACTGAGCTTGGGAGATGTATCGTCGGATGGTTTGGCCGACTTCTGCTTCTGCTGCTGCTTCGGCTCCTCGGTAACCTGAGAGGCAGAATTAGCAGCCTCATCAGCCGACGCGGCATCCTCAACTCCGCTCGCTTTGAAGGCGTCGATGAACGAGCTGCCAAAGTCGGGAGTATTGCCGGTGTTTACGAGAGGTGAGTTCAGGGGTTCTTCCATATTTTTATGATTTAGTACGATTTCTCAAAAGTCGCTTCAGGTTCTTTCGCTGTTTCAATTACGGCCAATTTTCGAAGGTTTTCAAGACAATGCGCGTAGCCAGCGGTTACACCGGCAGCAAAAATGATGTCCGATTCCTTGCTGCCATGAGACGGCATCGGCACAGGGATTGATTCCGAAACAATGCGAATCGCCATTCGAAGGATCGGATTTTTCATTATCGCGGCAAGTTCTGCCTGCTGACCCTCGTTCTGCCATTCGCTCAGGTTTACTTCAGGCAGATTCAGCAGATCCTGCTTCGTCTGATTGCTCGGGTTTTTCGTCAAGCCTCTTAGCCAGTTCATTGTATTTAGACTTCTTGTTTCGTTTCAGTTTATGCCGCTCGGGAATCGGGTCGAGAACGTCCACCAAGGTCGGCGGGTTCTCATTATTGACGACATCGCGTTTCGGTCGAATCACCTTCGTCACCTCAAGCAAGTCGGCCAGTGGCAGCTTCATGTAGCCACAGTCCACATCGTTGATGCCGTACGAGATGACGAAGTGATTCTTCGCGCTGTCGAAGAAAGCACCGCACGGGAACACGACCGCTGGCAATCCGGGCCACCAGTCTTGCTGGTTCGTGCCGGTGAGAAGCGGCAGCGTCGTCATGCGGACGATGCGGAACGGAGCTTTGGCTTCGAAAGCGTACGCACCCATGTAGTACCGGCGCTTGCGGTTAATCCATGGAAGCGAGCTGTGGAAGAAGGTCCAGTACAGTCCGTCGCATAGAATCGGATTTGTTCCGCCTCGAACCTCGCCAAATTTCCAGAGCGGATTGAACTCCTCGGTGACATACTCGGCTTCCTTCTCTAGCCGCCCATTAAGGCGCACAACGACATGGGGATTGGCCGAATACACCATATGTGGCGCATTATCGTGGACGAAGTAGAGCCAGTTCTTCTCATGGCCATCGTTGATCATGGCCTGCGCGTAGTTGTTGCCATAGACCGGATCGAATCGGCCCACGTTCAGAAACTGCTTGTCGAGCAGGAACACCGCCTGATGCGCGTAGCTCTTGAACGGAACGAACGTGCAGCAGCTTATTCCGTACTTGTCGCCAAACTTAACAACACGCGGATCTTCGAACTGCTCGTTCGGATAACCGGCGGTGAGCTGTAGGATCGACTTTTTTGTGGCTCGTAAATCTTTACTCAGCTCGAAGGCAACAATGTCGTTTTTCTCGGTGTAAACGTCTTCGTCCTTTTCGCGCTTGTTCCGGCAGCGACGGGCGAAAAGCATGATTCGTCCATCTGCTTCCTGCATGATGGCCGGATTGAAGTAGTACGTCCCGGTTTCAGACGGGAGAACGATTTTGCCAACCTCCCAATCGGTCTGTTCGGCCAGCTTGGGGACATCATTTTTTGCGTAGCTCATTAGAAACTCGGCTGCGAATTTGAGTTCGTCGTACAGTGAAAGCCAATGATCGCGCTCCTCGCGGACCTCGGTCAGATGCTCCTCATGCTCTTTGGTGCGAATCTCCAGCGTTTTGCGGAGGTCTTCGATCTGCATGAGAAGATCGGCATGACCATCGCCTCCATTGGCGAAGCGTTTAAGAGCCTTGAGGCTGATGTCTCGGATGATGTCTCTCATCATGGATACAAGTTTGTGTTCTCCTGCGTCGCTAATCTCGGAAGAATTCCGTAGAAATTCATCCTGGGCATCGAATCGATCAACATCTGGATGTCGATGGGCGCCCAAACCTTTTGGTTCGTTTCGAGGAGCTTACAAGCCCCCTCGTAGTTTACAAGATATGCATGGGTACACATGCCTCGAACCAGCCTGTAAAGGTTGGCCGCGATGTAGCCATGATCTTCAATCGGATCGGCGCAGCAGCTTCCGAGGTAGACGACATGCCAATCGTTCGGAACGAATTGCAGGTTGTCGTTGGCCAGCGACTTCCAGTTCTTGTCGAGAAACTCAACATCATCCTCAACGATTAGGAAGGTGCGATGATCGGTCAGCTTCGCCTCGACCATCCATTTGATGGCCGACCATGCGGAGAAGTGGCTGAGTCCGGCGACGATGGTTTTGACCTTCGCCTTCTCCTTTTCCCGACTGTGGTAGTAGTCGGTTGAAATGCCGCAGTTGTGCGCGCGAAAGCCATAGATCGGAACCGCATCAATTCCGAACGACTTCATGTACCGAATGCACCGCTTCTCCTTCTCGCTCTCAGGCTTCGAGATGATGAAGGTCGGTGTGTTCTCGAAATCGACTCTCATCGGTTGGGGAGGATGTAGATGATGCCGCGCCGAGCGCCGACGCATCGGCTCGGATGGTTGTAGTAGTAGCTGTAGCCGTACTTCTGGGTTAGCGTCTTCGCTCGATAAATCGCATCCAGCTTCTCCTTGATGTAGCCGAAGCAGATGTCGTGGTTGTTGTAGCTGTCGAATCCAAGCTGTCCGGTCGGCTCCTTGAAGTCGTGGATGGCGATGACCGGATGCAGATCGTACCGATTGATTGCCTCAAGCTCCTCAAGCAGCGGAAGGTAATCGTTCCAGTGGGCGTCGAGGAAGAAGATCGTGTCGTGTCCAACACCGTGATGCGGGATGAACCAGTTCATGCAGGCATCGCTGCTGCCCTCGAACATCTCCACATGGAGCTTCTCACGCTTGAACCGCTCCTTCGCCTTCTCGACACGATCATGGTCAAGCTCGCATGAGACGGTCTTCAGGAAGTTCCTGGCCAACCAGACAGTTGTGTCTGCCTCGTGCGTTCCGGTTTCGACCGCAGTCGTAAGCTCGAAGCGTTCTTTGAGGTAAAGAAACTCCTGCTCGATGAACGTGTCTCCGTTAAATGGTGAACCCATGTTTTAGTCGGCTAGAATCATTCCATCCTGATCGGCAACACGCGGGAAGATGGTGAAGCAGTTGAGGTGCGGTCTGCTGTTGAAATACATCTGCAAATCGATTGGTGCGTTAATCGCCTCGTTCGTTTCGATCAGCGTCTTGAGAGCCTTCTTTCGAACGATGTAGCAGTGGGTGCAGAGCGGCATTCCTTCGAACAGATTGGAATCGTACTCACGGCTGATCTTTCCGTGAGCGCAGCATGAGCCTGGATAGAGCAAGTCCCAGTTTTCCGGCAGCTTGGTCAGCGCGCGTTCAACCGTCTCGCGCCAGTGCGGCCTGAAAAGGATGTCGTCCTCAAGCACCATCACCATGTCGGGCGTATTCGGATCGAACTCCAGCGCGTTCCAGAGCATCCAGTGCGACATCGTGCATCCGACATGCTTATGGCAGATCAGATAGCCGGAGCCGGGATTATCGACCTCGTACGGAATGCTCGCCTTCAGACCGGACTTCTTTCCATTCAGGCCATAGAAGATCCGATAATCCGTAATGCCAGCGGCACTCAGATTTTCTTTTAAGCGCGGGATACGCGGCGAACCGCGCATCGTGATGACGACCGTTTCCACGGTTCGATTATTTGAGCTTCCGATAAACCGCGAAGCAGCTCTCAGCGAGGTCGTAACGAGCGACAAACTCGCAACGCTTCAGAACAAACTTGAGAGCGGTCTGGGTCGATTCCCAATTCACATCATCCATGACGATGTATCCGCCGACCTTGAGCTTTGGAAGCCAGTTCACGACATCGCTCGTAGACGGCCATTCAGCGTGGTTGGCATCGATGTGAACCATATCCATGTCGGGCAGAGAACGGGACGCATCCCAGCTCGACATGCGGCAGTATTGGATTTGGCGGACAACCTTTGCGCGAACGGTGTGTCCGACAAACGACTCATAGTGCTTGTCCAGATCGAGAGTCGCCCACCATTCCTGATTCGCTGCAGATTCGTCGTCGATGCAGTCCTCTTTCTTCCAAGAGTCGATGGCATAGACGGTTCCGCTGCCGTTCAGCTTGCAAGCGTAGGCCAGAGCAAGCGTTGATTTACCTTCGAAGACGCCGACTTCGGCAATCTTCTGGGGCTTGGTATCGAGGACGAGCTTCGCAATTTCGAAGCCTTTGCGTTGATCGCACCAGCCGCCCATCTTGGGAAACTGCTCTGCGATGAATTGAGAAACGAGTTCTTCGTTCTGGCTCATAAATTTTAACCCTGACGCGCCAAGTTAGACTCAGCAGTTGCGTTCGCTCGTTGAATGTCCGCCGTCGTCTTCGCATTCCGGCGAGCCAAGTCGGCCATCGCCTTCGTGTTCTGACGCTGAATGTTGGCCATAGTCTCGGCGTTCTGGCGAGCGATTTTCGATTGAACTTCCGCGTTGAGAACAGCGGTCTTCGGATCGACACCCTGCTGAATCGCCATCGCCTGTTGCTGCTGAGCCATCGCTTGAGCTTGCTCCTGAATAAGCTGACCAAGCTGTTCGATGGTCTGACTAAGCATCTGGAGCTGCTGCGCGTAGGCGTCAACCTGAGGGCGGCGCGTCGGATCAGTGGACAAGCGTTGCAGATGATCCTGAACGTGTTGGCCGATGCCCTGAAGGAAGAGGACAATCTCCTGCGGATTGCCGCCCTGCTGGAGCGATGCAGCAGCTTCGTTTGCAGCCGCCAGATGCGTGTCGATGTGAACGATGTGGTTCTGCGTATCCGTAACCACCGCCATGTTGCCCTGGCGCAGCGAAGAGTGTTCGAGGACAGCCAGAGCGGTCTGATCCTGAATCTTCGAAGTCTGAATCTGACTCGGCAGATACCGATCAACCATTTGCTGGCCAACCTGAGCGGCGATGTAGTCCTGCAAGAGATTAACCTTGCCTCCCTCTGGAAGGGAACCGAGCAGTCCGAGCAGCGAACCAAGAAGCTGTTGCTTAGCGAACTGAGAACCTTGGCCAACCGTACGAGTCGCTTCGACGTAATCGATGTCGAGCATGGCCTGAGGCGGAACACCGCGCTCACGGCAACGGCGCTGGAACTCAATCGCGTCCTTATCCGAGCGGGTAATCGGATTCAGATTCGGATTCGAAGCGCGGCGATACCGTTCCTCAAAGAAAGAATCGAGCTGGGTGTAATACCGGCTTAGCTGAGTCTTACCGATTGCTGACTGCTGCGCCACGATGGCTTGGACTTCGGTGGCAGTTCGGGGATTGCCCTGCGGCTTGTTGAGCGTCTGGCGGTACTGAGACAGATTGCCTTGAAGAACATTTTCAAGGTCTTGATTGACCGCCATAGGAGCGTCCAGAACGCCAGCAATATTCTGCTGAATGACTTCGTAGTCTGGCGGGAGTATCGCATACGGTCCTTGCTGAACGACGCTCGTCTTGCTGAGCGCATTGGGGTTGAGCGGACGGAACAGGATCTGGGTGCGAGCGAACGCGCTATCGACCATCGAGCAGCGCAGACGATTCTTCAGCTCCATCGCCTGAAGCATCTTGATGCCCAAGCCTTTGACACCGTGATGCTCGCCATCACCACGGTCGTAATACATCGGGTGAATCACCTGCTCCCACTTCTTGAAGCGGCGGAGCTTGCGATACATGAAGTCCTGGCTGTCACGCTCATCGATGATGGCGTGGCTGATCTGACCATCGAACTCCTTGTAGAAAACGTGGCACATCAACACCACCTCGGAACGAGCCGAGAAGGTGATGTCGTTCGAACGAAGCTGGCGCTGGAAGAACTCCCAGTCGTACTGAACACCGGAGCGATACGGCTCAGGCATCGCAGCACGGATACGCTCGCGGACGTAATCGACATTCCAGCCAGCAGCGCGAGCCGCCTCCTCATCCTGAATCTTCTCAAACAGGTCATCGACACCCATGCGGGTACGAACGCAGGCCACCTTCCAGTCGCTGACATTCGACTTGGTGCCATCGGGGACGAGAAGATCCGTCGCCATGATGGCCTTGCAGCGCCAGTTGGTGCTGTCTTCGAAGATCAGCGGACCATCGCCAATGAGAACCATCTCGCGCTGCGAGAGCTGGACGAGGTAATCGAAGTCCTTGTCGAGTTTCTGGAGCCGGTCGAATTCCTCGGTGATGATCTTCGACCATTCCTCCCGCTTATCCATGTCGTTGCCGTAAGCGGTACGGACATTCGCATAGGTCGGAACCTCGGCGAACACATCGTAGAAGGCAGACATGGCCAACGTGAGGAACGCTTCCGACTCACGGAAGTTCACATTGGTTCGGAACGCCTGATTGTTACGGCGCAGTTCGGCGGGGTTGTACGGAGGATTGCCATCAACCAGACCGCGCAACTTGGCTCGCGTGTTGTTCCGAAGCTCGTCGGCCATGATGAGCTTCTGGAAGATTTCACGGGCCGATGCCGCGTCGGCTATGCGCGTCTCTGGCGCTTTGCCGTCTTCGTTGAGGGTCTGGAGCGGCAGTTGGGCTATTGATCCGTACATGGTCGTTTTTTCCAGCAATGGGCCGGAAGGTTTTTGTTCTCTGTAGCGTCTGTAAATTTATGGAGCGTTTCAATGGGAAACCACACCATGCTCCTGATAAAGCAACCGCAAAATTCGCAGCTTTGCAGCGATTCGTCCAGAGGTGTGCTGCCGTGCTGAGAAAAAGTTTTTACCGCCTCCTTCAGCACCCGAGCATTGCAGCCGGTGCATCCGAGCGGTTTACGGTTGTACATACAGGTCGAGCAGATTGACGCCCTTCGCGTGGCTTCAGCCTGATCAACTTTGCCTCCGCCAACCGTCAACCCATGAAGCAAACTCATGCTGAACCGGATTACATCGCCAATCTGGAGTGATTTGCGGCCTTCAGGCTTGGGAATCTCCACCTCGTTAAACGCGCAATCTGCACCATTTCGACACGCATACTCGGTGATTAACGTGTCAAGATTGGGCGGGATGGGTATCGCGTTGGCTGTGTAATGGTTGCGAACGAACTCATGGAGCTGCGGCCATGATCCGCCCATGATTTCAATGCCAGTCTCTGGGACGCGGTAATGCCATCCGCCGGGGATGACCATGTGTTCGTTCAGGACTTTGTATCCGGTGACTTTGCTCATAAGTCGTCGTAATAGATCGAATCAGCGTCTCTAACGAGCTTTTCCCAAACTTTATCCATCTTGGTTGCTCGCGGTTCGAGAACAGCGGTTTTGCGGACTAGATCAAGTAAGACTACAGCAGCGTCGGCCAAATCAGGCGATTTTCCGGTGCGCTGCTTCATCACGGTCTTGGATTCGACCGATATCTTCCGCTTGGAATCATCAAACATGCGCGAGCAGAACTCCTGCAATGTCTCGATGTCCACGCCTCCGACACGCTCCTCAATGACCCATTTACGCATCGAGAACCAAAGTTCCGTCACCTTCCGGTCGTATGCCTCATTGCATGGCCGACTATCCTCGTCGCTGACCGGAATGGTTGACGGAGAGCCTCCGAACTCGACGCGATGAACGACACCCCATTCTCGGGTCAGAATGTCGGCCAAACCACCGCCCTCACCGCTTGAATCGAGTGCGAACTTGTCAGGCGGAATGTTCCGCTTGATGCACTCCTCTTTGACCCGATTGGCAATCTGGTAGTGAACCGGCTCGGTCAGAGCGGCATTTGGAGAGATTTGGACGACATCGCCAAAGAGTATGCTCAGCTTGTCATTTGCGGTGCCAACCTTGGCAAAGCGAAGGATACACCTGTCGCCACCGAAACCAGGGTCGAGAGCTGCCACCTGCTCGACATTGGTCGTAAACGTCAACTTTCTTGTAGGTGTGTGCGTCTCGATTAGTGATTCGGACAGCACCGTCTTGACCATACCATCCGGCGCCCAGAATCCGCGTGTGTACTTCCAGAACGTAGGGCTTTGCTCACCCTCATGTCGCATAGCGGATAACACCTGATCATTCGTTATGAGGTATGGATACTTCGTTCGCCCTTCGCTGATGTTCGGCGACTTCATGCCGTCGAACCGTCGGCACATGCCGCGTTCTGTCAGCCAATGCTGATCTTCAATCGTTACACTGCGCCAACCCTTTGCCGGTGTGCAGAATCGACCGTGCGGATCGTACTTCGAGGCCGGGTTTCCGATGACCAGCATCTTGAACTCACGGCAACCCTTGGAAAGGTTCGTGCAAGCCTCGAAAGCCGCTTCGGGCGTGTCAGTCGCTTCGTCGATGATGACCATCACCCGTTCGGCGTGGATACCCTGGATGTTGGCCACAGCCTTCGCCGTATTACCTTCCGCAACAGCGATGGCCGATATCGAGTGCCGGTCGTCGCCTTTAATGGCCTGAAGAGCCATCTTCGAATCGACCATGTTGCCAGGAAACCCGCGCGACTTGCGGACCAGATCCTGAAGATTGGCCCACATACGCTTTCGGATCATCTTCGCTGTCGTCGAGGTCAGGACAACGGTGGATTTAGAAGGATTGGCCAACCACCAGACGGTAGCAAAAAGAGTCGCTCCGAACGTCTTTCCGGATGCGCCGCAACCAGCCCATCCGACATAATCATGCTCGCAGAGGCTTTCAACCTGAGCTTCCAGCCACGGATTCCAACTCAACTTCGGCCAGAGCATCTTGGTGGCGTTCTGAAAATGCTCAAAAGTGCCTAAACCACCCTCGTTTGGCTGGAGTCGATTTCGGAATGCGTAAAGTTCCAGTTCTAGGTCTGGAATCTTGACGGGTGAACGTATCCCGTACTTATGCTGAATCAGTGGATGCTCGGACGCTTGCTCTGCCATAGTTTGGCCTTGCAATAGTTCACTCTGGACTTGACCGTCTGGCAAAGGAAAAATATGCCGTCGCAACTTGTTTCTTCATCCGGCTGTTGCCAGCCTTGCGACTCCGAGCCGGTTGTCGTGAATATCCCCGGCCCTCAAGGTGAGCCGGGAACCAATGGCACGAACGGCACGAACGGAATCAATTCGTTCACCTACACGACCGCGCCTTTCTTCGTTCCTGCGCTTGGTTCGAGCGTCTACGTTTACGTCGATAACACCGATTTCCTGCCCGAATCAGTCGCTGGCCAGTTCTTCGTATCGGTTCAGGGTCTTGGGTACATGCAGGTTACGTCGGTTGATGGACTGCGCCTGACGCTGCAAAACCCCGCTGCTGGCGTCCTGGGAATTGCCAATGCTGTTCCGACTACGCTGATTCCGACCGGCTCACTCATTACCCTAGCCGGTGCGATTGGGGCGACTGGCGCTCCCGGCGTATCTGGTGGCGCTCCGGTTGGAGCGACGTACATTTGCCGCACTTCGGATGCGACTCTGACGAGCGAGACTGCTCTTGATTCTCTGTCTGCTGGCTACATCAAGACTCAAGGATCGAGCGGTTTTGGAGCTGTTTCGACCGTTTCTGCGGTTCCAGTATCCGACATCAGTGGAACGCTTCCGATTGCCAATGGTGGCACCAACCTTACGACCGCTCCGCTGAATAAGATTCCGGTGGGCGACGGATCGACCTATCTCCAGAAGGAGATTGTCGGAACGTCTCCGATTGTTGTTACGAACAGTGCGGGAAACATCACCATATCGGCTCCCACTGTGACGCCGCCGATGGTGACTGAGACGTTTTATCTTCTGGTTGGAATCAATGTCCTGCTGACCAATGCAACGGCAAACCAGAATCCGTTCAAGAATTTGTCTCCGGTTTACACCGCTGCCGGATGGACTAGCGGCCCTGCAATCGGAAAGTACACGACTCAGAATACCGGATACTACGAGTTTATCGTAGATATCCTTGCCCAGGGCGTTTCAGCAACTAGCGATATCACGGTTAAATTGCTAAAGAATGGTGTTGTCGTTAAACAGACGCATCAGTGCCATCTTGAAGCGTCTGGATCTGTCGATCAAACAGCCCCAATTATTCTTCATCACATTGATCGATCTACTGTTGCTGCAACCGACTACTTCGAAGTCTATTGCGACGTAACAACCGCCGGGGCAACGCACAACGTGTACGTCGAGCAGTATTCGTCGTTCTCGATCCGGCGGATTGCCACTCTCTAAAGCATGAGCGAACGCGCACCACGGAGGTACACGGACGGATCTGTCACCTTTGAGGGTGGCATTGATTCCGGCGTGATGCCGTCGGAAGTGGACAAGAATCAGGTGGCGTTCGCGGTCAATGCCAGCTTCCGGCAAAGCTACGTCTCTCCTCGTCCCGGTTTCGTTCAGAAAGATTACGATCTGTGCGTTACTATCACGGCTGACAACGATCAGATTACCGCTGATCAGACGAATGTAACGGCTGATGGCTGGTCGGAAGAGTGCTACGGACCTCAGTCGCTGACCGGCACATTCCAATGTGCGCTTCCCTACATCGCCGATGATGGACGCACGTTCATCCTGATGTTGATCAGCGGCAATGTCTGGTTGTACGACACGGAGCAGAACAAGGCTCAGAACCTGACGGTTTCACCGGATCTTGAGAACCCGTCGAACCTGCTTGATGGCTGGATGGTTCAGGCTGAGAACTTCGTCGTCATTCAGGACGGATTCAGCAAGCCGTTGATCTTCAACGGAACGAATCTGCGCCGTGCTACGGATGACGAAATCAAATGCGGCAGAATGATGGCCTACGTCAATGGCCGCATCTGGTACGCGCTGCCGAATGGGTTTTCTTTCCGTGCGACTGACATCGTTTATGGAGATGGAACGCGAGCCAGTGTTCTCAAAGAAACCGAGAACACCTTCCTCAATGAAGGCGGTGACTTTGCGGTTCCGTCGGATTCAGGAGGTATCACGGCAATGGCCGTCCCAGGGAATCCAGATACGTCGCTTGGGCAAGGGCCGCTTCTAGTCTTCACGCCTCGTTACGTCTTCTCGGTTCAAGCGCCTGTTGATCGTGATGTCTGGAAGAACCTGAACTATCCGATTCAGGCTATCAGCTTGCTGACTAGCGGTGCGCTTGGTTCTCGGTCGGCCATCACGGTCAATGGCGATGTCTTCTACCGTGCTGTAGATGGCGTTCGTTCGTTCATCATCGCTCGTCGCTCGTTCAATGACTGGGGAAATACACCCATCAGCAACGAGATTCTGAACATTGCTGAGAACGATCAGACGAATCTGCTGTGGGCCAGTTCTGCGGTCGTGTTCGACAATCGTCTGCTGATGACCGGCCAACCTCGGTACAACGCTGAGGGCGTCATTCACAAGGCGCTGATGGTCTTGGATTTCGACCTAATTACGTCGCTGCGGAAGAAGTTCCCTCCGGCTTGGGCTGGAATCTGGACAGGTTTGAATGTCTTGCAGCTCGTCAAGACTGAGAACGCTTACGGCGACAGGTGCTTCTCAATCGCTCGCGGATCGGACGACACGATTCAAATCTGGGAGATTACGAAGGGCGACAAGTTCGATAACAACATCACGGACGGTAAGAAGGAAATCGAATGGATGGTGCAGACTCGCGCCTACAACTTCGAAGTTCCTTTCGGCCTGAAGCGGCTCGATTCCGGCGACTTGTTCATCGATCAGCTTGAGGGTGATGTTTCGTTCAACGTCACCTATCGGCCTGATCAGTATCCTGGCTGGATCGAGTGGATCGACTTCTCCGAATGCGCGACGACGACGCAGTGCTTGGACCTGTGTCCGCTGACCAACTTCAAACCGCAGTATCGCCCGAAGATGCGTTTTCCGACGCCTTCGGATCTGCCGTGCAATGAGACGATCAGCACACCGGCTCGGAACCTCTACGAGGTTCAGGTAATGCTGAACATCATCGGGTATTGCCGGATCAAGAGCATTCGCGTTCACGCTTACGACGTTCAGGAACCGAGTGTTGGTGAGTGCCGGACGGTGTATCCGGCCTGCACACCGCTTGATGTCTGCGATATCAATCCGCTGACCTACACATCGGAATCGGTTAATCCTCTCGCATAACAAAGATATGCCAAATCTTACCCTCATCACGCTGACTCCGCCGAGCTTGCCGGTCGGATATTGCCCGACCAATTACCAGCAGTTGGCCAACGATGTCATCAGCGGCACTCAGGCAAACTTCAACAGCTCGATTGGAAACTCGTTTTTCAACTTTGGACCGACGACTCCGACGCTGAACAATCAGATTTTTCCGTGGCTTGACGAGAACGGAAACTGGTGGATTCGCATCAATGGTTACTGGGCGAGACAACATCCGGTTCCCCCCAACGGTTCTGAACGCCGCATTTTTGTTGGCACTGCCGCCGATGTTTTGAGTTACGACGGTGGGGATGGAACCGCCACCTCGACCAACGTGATGACAGGTCCGATGTGGGACATCGACACAGCTTTCGATGCCAAGTTTCCGGTTGGTGTTGGTGCGTTTGCGTCGAGCGGAACGGTAAATGTTAACGGAACCTCAACGACCACTTCCGTTGCTGGTGAGGACAAGCACACGCTTATCGTTGCGGAAACACCGTTCAACGAACACACGCATGGTGTTGCCCAGAGAATCACACCCAACAATGACGATTATTATCTGGTCAATAAATCGTGGAGCGGTCTTGGATCGTACGCGACTCTAACGCTCCAAGGCGCGTCTGGCACTGGTGGCGGTGGTCCTGGCCCTAGCATCACTACCGGAGATATTTCTACAACCAACGCTGAGAAGACCGGCAACGATAGTCAGAACGCTATCGGACATAACAATCTCCCGCCGTTCTACGGTGTTTACTTCATCAAGCGAACCAGCCGAGTCTACTACACCAAATGAAGCTGATCGTCCAAGATATCAGGTCAACGATTGCTCGGGCTATCGGCGTTTGCGTCGATGACGCGCGCGTTTACGACTACATCAATCAGGCTTGCCGCCGACTGCTTCACAAGGGTCTGTGGGCTGGAGCTTACGGACGTTTCACGATCCACACGGTCGGTGGCTGCATCACTTGGCCGCGTCAGATCGAGACGATTGAAGCTATCGCCGATTGCTGCGGAGTCGGAACCGTTCGAAACCAATGGTTCGAGTTTCAGGAAACCGGATATGGCCTTCTCAATGGAAATCAAGTGTGCGTCGGCAAGCAGCTTATTGACCGTGGCACTGTGGTTTCTTACCGCGACATGTCTGGCGGTACTAACAGCTATCTTCGAGTCTACCCTGGCGACGCTTCGGATGTCGGCAAAACCATCACCTTGCAGGGCGTCGATCAGAACGGGCAGTGGATTCGAACCCAGAGCGGTGGAGTCTGGATCGACGGCGAGAAGCTGACGCTCGCTTTGCCGTACGTTCAGTCTACCAAGAAATTCACCGAACTGACCGGAGTCATCCGTGAGGCTACGAACACGGTCAGCCGTTTGTACGAGTACGACGCGACGACCACGCTGGAGACGGATCTGGCAGTTTACGACCCTGATGAAACTTTGCCGCAGTATCGTCGCAGCTACCTAGCGGATCGTTGCAACAACGAGGAGGACAAGCCGGTGACGGTGATGGCGAAGATGCGCCACATCAACGCGACGAGCGTGAATGACTACCTCATTCCTCCGTGTCCCGATGCCATCAAGCTGATGGTCATGGCGATTCGGAAGGAAGAGAACGATTTGATTCAGGAAGCAGTGGCCTACGAAGCCAAAGCTGTTCAAGCTGTGCAGGAACAGACGATGCAGTATTTGGGCGACGCTGTTCACACGATCCGAATGGTCGGAGTCGGGTTGAATGGCGGTGGGTTTTACCAGTGGTTCTAATGGGCAAACTCTTTCAAATTTGCGGTCTTCCGAGATTTGGATCGGCATTCATGTCGGTCCTTTTCTCGTTGGAAGCGGACTGCATTGGCCTACATGAGCAGGGAGCGACTGATCCGAATTGGCGGAAGTCGATTAAAGAGTATCGCTCTCGTTACAAGTACGTCGCCGACTGCTCGACTTACGGATATCTTCCGAAAGCTGTCGTCGAGGACTCGATCAAAGTGTACGTCAAAAAGAATCCCGAGTCGTCGGCCAAAGAATGTTCCGAGCGATTCGGCTACGAGATTCATCTTCCGACGGTTCAAGCGTTGCGCGAGTACGCTGACAAGTGGGCAGCTGCTCACAACGTGATGACAATCGGTGAAGACGAGCTTTTTAAGGTGGATACTTTGAGGCGTGTGTGGGTTCATTGCTTCCAGAACGAGCGAGCTTTTCCTGAGGAAAAGGCTGCACGACTGGTTACCATGAACATCCAACGTCACGAACCTGAAAAGGTGTTCTCGATTGAGAACGGCAATCGTCTTGCGAAGGAGGTATTTTAATTTATGGGAGCTATTCTAGGTGGTGCGGCAATTCTGGGTGCGAGCAGCTTGCTTGGCGGTCTTCTCGGAAAGGGAAGCAAGCCGAAGATTCCCGAGTTGAAGCCGATCAATTTCGAGCAGGAACAGCAGAAGGCGATTCAGCAAAACATCGCGTCGCTCGAACCTGCGACTGAGTTGGCCAGAAAGACGACCGCTGCTGAGCAGACTCAGCTTGAGGAGCAGCTTCGTCGTGCGATTCCTGGTTACGATCAGATCGTTCAGCAGGCCAGCAAGAACATCGGATCAGCTTTGCGCGGTGAATTGCCGACTGATGTTGCTGCTCAGATTCAGCGTTCGACCGCTGGACGCGCTCTTGCCGGTGGATTTGGTGGCGCATCTGGATTTGGTAGAGCTTTGACCGCGCGCGATCTTGGGCTGACTTCGTTGCAGCTTCAGAATCAAGGTCTTGCTCAAGCTCAGAACTTCATCCAGCAGCAGCGAGCGTATGGCATGACTCAGCCGTTCTCGGTGAGCAGCATGTTCATCACCCCTGCTCAGCGTGTTGGTGTTTTGCAGAACCAGCAGCAGGCGATGTACAGCCGGAATCTTGCCGCTGCTCAGGCCGCTGCGATGCCTGATCCTACGCTTGCTGCGATTGGCGGAGCGCTGTCTCAGGCTGGATCGTTCGCTGGTGGCGCTTACATGCAGCGTGGATTGATGGCGCAACAGAATCCGTACGCTACTAGTCCAGGCGGTCAGCCGAGCGTGAACAGCACTACCGTCGATTACAGCACTGGAGAAACTGCTTATCCGAATCCGATGTCACCGGCTACGGTTTACGCTCTTCCTCCGTCCTCATTCTACCCCGGAATCCGCTGATTTATGGCCGACGAAACCCTTCAAGCATTTCAGCTAGGCGCAAGCCTCTACGACCGCGCGCAGACGCAGAAGCGGATGATGGAGCAGTTGCAGATGCAGACTGCTGACCAGCTCATGCGTCAGCGTCAGTACGATCTTCAGAATAAGATTCAGTCGAAAGCGTATGCGGATGCGCTGGCAGAACAAGAAGCTCAGGATGCTGAGTTTGATACGTTCCAGAAGTTCAACGAGGACATTGGAACTTACTTTAACGATCCTGAGTTGAAGGCTCCAATGCCTGCGCTGCCACGCTTTAGGTCGAAGGTGTTTAATCAGCAGGCAACTCAGGCGTACCAAGGTCTTCAGCAATATTCTCCGCGAGCAAAAATCATCAAAGCTCGCGAACAGTTCGAACAGCTTAGAGCAAATACTGTAAAAGCGATGACGGACGAGGGTATCGATGTTTTCGACCCTCAGACAGGTCAGGTTAATGAAGAGGTTTATCAGAAAAATCTACCTCTTATCAGAGAGCAGTTGAAAGAAAGGCAGACCATCAAAGACCTCGGTACGGAAATGTCCGAAGAGGTTTATCAGTTGGATAGAACCATTCCTCTTCCTGAACGAATTAAAACTGCTCGCGCCAATGTTGAGGCTCGTCGAGCAGGGCGCATCAATCCTTCCGATAGCTTGAAAATAACCATTGCAAATGATGCCGTGGCGGATTGGCAAGATCTGTTTGGAACACCCGATGCTCGTACTGCTTCAGGAATCAAAAACAATGTGATGCAAAATGACTGGAAATACCCCCAGCAAGAAGATGGACGTCAAATTCGAGGTGACGAACTTACGGCGAGAAACTCTTCAAAGCTCATCGATGAGCTGAACAAGTTTGAACAAACGTACGGAAAAGGAAAAATTCAAAAGTACGTCGGCATCATTGATGGAAATCTTGAAGAGCTTCTCCGAAGGACAAAGGAGGCTAAGACTGATGAGGAGAAGAATGCCTATGGTCTTCTTCAAAGGTTTCAAAAGGTTTTTAATGAAGAAGCCTTCGCCACTTCAGGAAAAGCAGTTACTCAGTCTGAAGGAACCCGACTCAAAAAAGCTATCGGCGACATTAAGAGCAACAACTTTGTCAACGATGTTAACAACTTCGCCAATTTTGCGGCGGAAGATTTGTGGAACACGATTGATTCGTTTAAGACGAGGTACAAAATTACCCGTGAGCAAGTGAAGTTGGCCAACGATCTTGTTGGTCGTTACAAGCTGCCCCTAACCCCGTTTGGTCAGCAGCGTCAATCGACTCCCGCTGGATCGACCGGAACCGCTCCGTCACTTCCTGCTGGAGTAACTCCGCGTATGAACGCAACAAACTCAACTTCTGGTGTTATTTACACTCCGTAATTATGGGAACAATCACCACTCCGTCTGGAAGGGAATACGACTGGTCTAATCCGAATCCTCCAACGGAAGCGGATTTTAAGGCCATTTTGGATTACGAGGCAGCACAAGGAATATCAACTCAACCTAAGTCGCCAGGTCCAGCCACCATCGCCGAGATGCGTCGGCGTGAAGAGCAGGGTATGGTTTCGGCGCTGCCTGAAGCTCAGGCTGCGGTTGCAGTTGGTTCGACTGCTCAGTTGAATCGAGCTGTACAGGATGCTGGAAACGTTGGAAAAATGGAACGTTTTGTCGGCACTATGGGCCAAATGGCCGAGCCGACTGGAATGCTTGCACCTTTTGAGGGTGGAAGGCTTCAGCCGTCTGGACAATTCACTCCGCTTGGAGCTGCTGAAGCTCAAGGTTATCGCCGTGGATTTGCCGCAGGATTGCCAGCCTCAACGTCATTGATTGCTGCACCATTTATTGCCGGAATGGGGACTGTTGCTGGATTGGCAACCGAGTCTGGAGTCGGACTAGGATCTGCGGCACTTGGTCAGACAGTTTCTCCTGAGCCGTATCGAGCCGGGGAGATGTTTGCTCAGGCTATTCCCGGTGTTCCGGTCGGTCAGCAGGCCAGAAAATTCACGCAGTTTACAAAAGAAGCTGGAAGCGGCGTTTTGACTTCTGGTCTTCAGGCTGGCCTTGAAACTCTCGACCAAGATTCCGCTGATTTGTCCAACGTCCTTTTTAGGACAGGACTTGGTGGATTTCTGAGTCCAACTCTAAGTGGATTTGCAAGAGGTGGCGGTGCTTTGGCCAGAAGTGGTTTTAATGCGAGAGAATGGGCCGCTGAACTGCAACGTCCGTTTACGCAGCAATTCATCAAGGAGCGAAAAGAAGATATCAGTCGGCAAATGGTCGAACAGGGGTCAGTTGGAATGTTTGACCGATTTTCCGGCGATCTTGCTCGCGCACTTTATTCTCCAAATTCAGGCCTGAATCCTCAGCAGTTTCAGGAACAGATCAGAAATGTTGTCAGCCAGTCGATGAACACTGCCGGTTCTTCCGGTTTGACTGGGCAAGATCTTTCTGAGGCAATCAAAACTGAACTCCAGAAATCGATAGCTATTCCAGACGAGCAGGCCAATAGGGTGGCTAACGATGCAATCGACGCTTTTGTTGGAGAATCTGAAGCTCTTCGCAATCGAATCACCAATTTGCGCGATGTTCGAAATGCTTCACGCGATGCACGTTTGACAGATGTGATTCGAGCATTAGAGGGTCGTGCAAGTGTTGAGTCTCAGGGATTTCGAGATAAAATCGATCAGCTTCAAAAGCAGCGCGAGTCGTTGCCGGTAGAGTCTGTCGAGAGACAGCGAATCGACGCTCAAGTCGCTGATCTAAACCAGCAGATTGCCAGCATTGAGGCAGGCCGAGCTGCTGGATATGGCCCTACTGGTGGAATCACCAAAGAATCGCTGGGCCTTAAAACACAGCAGATTGCTCAAGAGGAGCTTGATAAGTTCAAGAAAGATCGGGAAGAAGGATACGCAAAGATCAATCCAGATCTTGAAAACACAAAATTAACAGTCACCGAAATATCTCCAACCGGAGAAGAGGTGACAAAAGAGTACACGGTAAATCAACTGCGTCAGAAACGCACAAATATTCTTCGAAAAATCAATTTTGGAAAGCCTGTTCAAAAAGCTGATTATTCAGTTTTTGAAGATCTTGATCAAATTAACTCACAGCTTGATGAGGCTTTAGCGTCCAATCCTGCCCTTAAAACAGCTTTGCAGCAGGAAAACGCTGCGTATCGAGAAGGTATTTCAAGATTCAAAGGATTTTTTGCTGACAAAATTTTACGAGAGGCTGGTGAGCAAGGTGGAATGCCGGGAATCGTTGGAACCATTGCTGGCGCAACTGGACCTCAAAATCTGAGGCTTTTAAAAAACCTCCTTGGAACTCGATACAACGAGATAAAGCCGGATTTGAGGCAGTTTGTTTTCATTCAGTCACGCGGTGAAAATCCAAATGATTTTCTGAAGGCGATTACCGCTGGAAACAGTGGAAAGGCGACTGGTCTTCAGAAAGAGGTTATTGACGAATTGTTTCCAGACATTTCCGAAATAACTGATGTCGCCTCAAAGTACAGTTCATTGGTCAACAGAAAGGCGTCTTTGGAAAAGCAGTCAAACGACCTGAAAGGTCAAATTGACGCTTTGAGAAACGATGTTGATAACAACATTTCTGGCGCTCAGGCAAAACTGGATGCGGCAATCAAGCAGGAAGATCAAATTGCCAAAACAAAAGCCAATCTCAAGGCCGAGAACATAACTTCAAGAGAGCAACGGATCATCGATTCTCTCGCGGCTATTGAAGCCAAAGTTCGAGATGCTCGCGCTAAAAACGTCGATGTTCTCGACACGATCAAGTTGGACGATGTTATCAGGAACATTGAGACGCAGGGCGGAAAGCCTTTGTACAAAGCACTTGAAGAGGCAGTTGTAACTGCTAGCAATGCTCGAGGAAGATTCAATGCGGCAGTCAAAAAAGCGTTGGAACCTGGGGGTCAGCTTGAAAGCTTTGAACCTTCTAGCCTGATTGATTTCTTGGTTGCCAAGGAAGGTGAATCTCTTAACTACCGCAGCAAGCAGTTTCTCAAGGCTGTTGGCCAATCAAGACCTGACTTGATCGGCGATGCTCAAAACCTTTTGGTTGGACGCATCATTGCCGAGTCGGTTGACGGAAACAAAATCAACACGGCAAAGATCAAAGATCTTGTTGGAACTAGTGAAGCTCCCGGCAAATACTTTGGAATAACCAAGGGATTGTTTGGAGACGATGGAATCTCTCGCATCACAAAAATTGCAAATCAATTGGAGCAAATTTCTGACCTTGGAAAACCGAGTGTTTTCAGGCAAATCGTCTTTCCGGCTTTAAGTGGTTACGTCGGTTTTCAGGCTGCTGGTCCGATGGGTGCATTGACGGGACTCGGAGGATACGCTGCATATAGACAGTTTGGAAAAGGACTTAGCGATGCAACCGCTGCTGCTGTTGGGCGTGTCGTAAAGACTCCAGAATACCTTAACATTGTTTCAAAGCCGATTGATCAGGCGACACAAGCGCAGATGAATCGTTTCGAGCGTCTTTGGCCTAGAGTTTTGAAGATGGAACAGGATAGGTATCAGATGATTAAGGAGGATCTTGAACGATGAAAACCTCCCTCTCAAAAAAGGGTAATACTTACCACGGAAAGAAGGTGACGCTCAACAAGCCATTCTACACTCCGGGCGAGAGGAAGAAGAGCGCGGTGTACGTCAAGAATCCGGCTGGCAAGGTTGTCATCGTCCGGTTCGGCGATCCGAACATGGAAATCAAACGCGACAATCCTGAGCGTCGTAAGAACTTCCGCGCGCGGCATAACTGCGCCAGTGCGAAGGACAAGACGACGCCTAAGTATTGGTCGTGCAAAGCGTGGTGAATTTCGTCGGTAAAACATAACTCTACATTTTATGGACAAGATGCGACTTGGTGGTGGCGGACGTTACGAGAAGCTCGTTGGCGAGCTTGAGAAGAAAGGTGTGAAAGATCCTGGCGCTCTAGCGGCTTACATTGGCCGCAAGAAGCTCGGCAAGGCGAAGTTCCAATCGCTTGCCGCGAAAGGCCGTCGCCGCGCCATGCGTGAGAAGGCTAACGCTTAGGATATCGCGCTTTGGAGTACGGCTTTTTAGCCGACTCCTTATCAACGACGAACTTCTCAGGATCAGCGTAGTTCCATGAGATGTCGCCGTTCGATCCACGCTGGATCATAATCGATCCGGTGACTTTTCCGTCTTTATCCGTCATGCCGGAACGGTCAGCCCGTTTGGCCATGCCGAGCATGAAGCGGCGCGGATTGTTGAATCCCACCTCTTTCATCACGATTACTTCTCTCGCCCAGTTCGTCAGGTCCGACGATCCGAATCCTGAGTAGGCCAAATCTGCCACGCTCTCAGGCTTGTCGTCCTTACCCTTCGGCTTTGGGAAGTGATGGACGAGTACCAGGACAACGCCTGTCTCCATCATAATCGGCTGGAGCAGGTGTCGCGTGAAGTTCGCGCATACCTCGATGTCCGATGGATTGCCGCCCATGTAGGAGAGCAGCGGATCGATGTAAACCAGATCGGCCTTTGTCTTCCTGACTAAGCGGCGCAGCATCACGGCAAAGTCAGCACCCGTTCTCACCGTTTCGCGGAAGAAGAGCATGTTCGCATTCCGCAATCCTCGCTCCCAGTTCTCTTTCCCGAACGTCATCTGGGCAGCCCCCTTGAGCGCGTCATGCTGATCGGCGATGTCGTTCTCCGCCTGAATGTAAACCACTTTTAGCGAACGGACCGGTTTAACACCGAACCAAGCTTCACCAGACGCCCATTTCAGACCCTGATACGCCGCCATCGAGCTTTTTCCGCAACCACTTTGGCCTACGAAGAGAAGCGATGAACCGCGTCGAATCCATCTGTCGCCGATCAGATTGTCAGGATCGTTCTTCGGATCGTACTCGATGATGCTATCGAGCGTGAATTCCACCGGCAGATCCTGCGACTCAAGGTAATCCGTGAACGCCTCCCAGTTCACCGAACCGACATTGATGGCCAAGAGCTTCTGCTCATTGCCATCGCGCATGACACCGGCAAGACGGGAGAACCTGCTCGCGTTCTTGTTCTTCGGATCGATGCCGATGCTCTCTAGATGCCGGTAAACGACATCACGGCGCTCTGCCCATTCTTCCTTGTTCGCCGCATCCACACGCACCCATCCGTGCAGACTCTTGCCGCCTGAATCGATGACGACCGATAGCGGCAGCTTCGACTCCTTCAATGCTGTCCATTGTTCGTCCTTCGACTTCTCATCCATCTCAATGAGGACATGGCGATAGGCGGATACACCAGAATCTGAGCCGCTCTCGTCGAGACACGGGTTGATGCGGACGTAAGCGCCACGGCTGTCAGGACCGTTCCACATGGAACTAATTGGCGGTGTGAAGTGATTCTGAATCCACTCCTCGCGCTTGAGAAATGTACCCTTGGACGCTGGCCTACTCCTGCCCTCCTCGTCGCTCACGATGTCGTTGCAGATGCAGACAACTTCGTCAGGTTCGAAGCAGGCTTTTAAGAAATCTATGGTTGAAAATCGGAAGTCTGATTGCGGAATTGCTTGGATCTTTCGCACCACGAACTTGCCGGTGGGCGATATTGGTGTGCCGCCCTGACCGATGCTTGAGTGTGACTCTAGAAGCCATCCACGCGGATTGTCGTGCGAGACTATCTGCGCCTGATTCAGCTTGTGGGCCAGTTCATTCGGTTTCCACGGTGGCGAGCATTTCGAGTTGTACTCGCACAGAAGCGTCTCAGCTTCCGTTCTGGTCAGCTCAAATCCGTGGATGAGAGCGGTGGCAACAGCGAATGTCGCCCCGTGTCCGTTCTGACCTGCGATGGCTCCTGGCGTGGCTTTGACCCATGCTCTCGCACGGTCGAATTTCGATTGATTCATACTCAGATTCCAAGGTGTTTACGCGCTATGTCGCCGCTCTTGCCAATGTCTGTCGTGGCAATCTGGCGAATGACCGACTTGTGTTCCTCTAACTTTCTGAAAAGGAGAGCCAGCTCTTTGGGTGTTATCAGGTACTTGCTCCAGTGCTGGATCTTGATGGAGCGATTCTGAAACTTCCCAAAGAGCTGCTCTTGTGCGGCGATGTAATGGTCAGGGCTTATCACCGGATACGGGTGTGAACTTGGCTTTGAATTCAGCTTTCGTTCGAACGTACACCTTTGGCTTGCCCTCTCGCATGTAGGCCACGCCTGCCCACTTCGTTTCTCCGATCCGTATCTCTACGTCGTCGGATATGACTTCAACCGATACCGACGGATTTCCTGAGTTTTTGTATTTCATCGTCTGTAAGCGTCTGGACCTGACCGGAGTCGTTTGAGTGCCAGGAGGGAGCATCGAGTGACTTGATCTTCTTTGGCCTACTCATCCAACCCCGCAGGATAGCATACTCGACGAGTCTCGGAGCTTCCTTCAAGAGCTGTTCTCGGGATATTTCAGTCGTTGTCATGGAAAGCGGTTCGTTTAGCGACACCCCGCAGTTTGGAACGACGCATTCCAAGTTCACCGCTATCGGATTCTGCGGCGAATCCACGGCGAATAAGCCATTCCTTGTACTTACGGTCGATGTAGGCGAAGTCGATCTTGGGCGTCGATTCGTCGGCATCAGCGACTCGGACAATTCTGTGTGAGCTGTTCAGGTTCATAGGTTTTCTGTATGGTTTTGTATGCTTGTTGTGTTTCTTTGCAGTTGATGCACAGGTCGAGAAACTCTCCACCAACCGTGCATCCGCATCCAAGAGATTTTGCTAATTCCTTGGAAATCCATTTGTACTCGGCCAGCTCCTCGCGGAGGTCGGCTTCGGTTTGCGCGTTCATGGTTTTACGACGAAGAGCATGAAGTACGCGCTTGTGATGACAACGCCAGCGGCGAAAGCGGCGATGAGGAGCTGCTTGATTTCCTCCGGTGACGGAGGGCGATGCATCTTGTGAATCACCGTCCACCTCCGATGGCGTAGTGAAGAATCAGCAGGGCGTCGCAGTTCTTAAGACTGACATCCAGATGCGGATACAGTTCTTGAGCTTTGGCGCGTAGCTTACGCTTCCACTCAGGGCCAGTGGCACACGCTTTACGTCCTCCAAGACCAAGCGGATCTTGCCAGACTTTCGGCTCTACGCGGTGAAGCGCATAGCCTTGAGCGTAGGCCAATCCTTGAATGATGCCGTAGTTCTCGTGGAGCGTGGCAACGCTTGCAGCAGGAGTCAGCTTGGACACGAACTTTGGAACCTTCTCAACCCACAGGTGGCTGTCTGCCAATTTGAATCCGCTGAGTAGCTGCGCCATGTCTGGCAATGATTCCGGCATCGGAAACAGCAGGATTCCATCAGCCGTTTTCACCGCGAAACCGCCTCCAACACCAGGATCTACGGCGATAATTGTTTGATTTGATTTCATAGTTAATAGCACAGAAGCGTTACATTTTCCGCCGCGATACGCACGGCGCTCTTGGTTTCAGCACCTTCACTCCACCGCTCAACTTTCACACGACCCTTAACTCGCACCAGCGCGCCGCTCTCAATCGACAGGATCTTCTCAGCAACCTGTCCCCAGGATGATACTTCAAACTCATCGTACTCCTCGCGGAAACGACCGTCGGCGTCTGTCCAGTGGCGAGCGATTGAGATGACGCGACGGACCATCAATGCTCCGGTCTTCGTCTCTGTCTTGCGGCTGACCGTTCGAAATTCTCCGATCAAAAGTACCGTGTTCTCAGTGGGTGTTGGCGATGATTCGTTTGTCATTGGATGAAGACGCAACCTAGTTCTCGGTAGCATTTCATTCGCTTTTTCGCGTGAAACGCTCCGATGGGGTGGAACTTGTCAGAGAAGTCTACGATTGTCGCACAGTTTTTAGTTTCTGTTTTTCGCAATGCACGGCTCGCCCTCTGAATCGTCTTCTGCGACGACCTACCGCCGCTCACCATGATGAGCAGCTCGACATTCGGAAGATCAAGTCCTTCGTCGGCCAGAGAGGTGGCAATCATGGTCCGCAGGTTGCCAGCCTTGAATTCTTCCATGTAAGCGCGCCGATCCTTCTTCCCAATCTTGGAATGAACGAGCCGAGAATTCGGAATCCAGCTCTCGTACTCCTCGCCAAGCGTGATGCGCGGTATGAGGATCAGAGTCTGCATGTCGAGGTGTTCCAGCGCGTAATTCATAGCGTACCGATTGCGCTCGCGGTTCCCGCAAATTCCTATGTCCACAAGTGATTCCCACGCGCACATGCGTTTTAATTCGTCGTCGCTTATCCGCATGTACCGACGCCGCGCGTTGAAGAGCCGGTCGATGTTGTCATCGATCTTCTGCTGGATGTTGAGGTCGGTGGCATCGCTGATTTCGAGGTAAGCGTCGGCCAATGAATCTCCGATGTCGCTGCGCTTGATTTCGTAGGTGCGGTTGAAGAAGAGCGTTCGAGTTACGGCATTGCGTTCCTCATCGTCGCACCAGGGAGTCGCATCGAAACCATAACGCGGTCCGTTACAGGACTCGATGATTCGACGCCATCCGGCAGCAGGACTGTGCTTGGCTTCGTCAACGATCAGCATGTCCTTCTTGCTGAAGTCCACTGACTCATGCGGACAACGGATATCCACAATCTCGTCAGGAACGCCAGCGACACGGAGTGAAGTGCGCGCTTGCTGACATGTCTCGCGGGTTGGAGCAAGCCAACCGAATCGCAAGACAGCCCCGTTCTTGTGAAAATGCTTGATGATCGACGCGGCAATCCATGTCTTGCCACTGCCTGCGGGTGATATGATCAGGCCATCTCTAGTTTTGGCCCACTCTACTGCTTTCTGTTGGTATTCTCTCAGATTCATAGTTTTGTAAATTTGGCCCTCCGACTACTGCTTCATAGCAGCCGGAGGGGTTTGTCCGTACCACACGGCACGAATCGCTACTGGGCGGTAGCGGCGCAGGGAGTCAACGGTTGCGTCGTATGTTGAGTTTCCATGTACTTCCTTAGCGCCTCCCGAGCGACAAATTGGATCTTCAGTCCGTTGCGGTTGCAGAACTCCTTGAGGTCGTCATGGAGCTGCGTGTCGATGGTGACGACTCGCGTCATTTTTTCTTTTTTCATAATTTACCTTCCCTCCAACCATTTCTTGAGGTCGTTCAGTTCGTCCTCCTTGGCTTCCAGCTTCTTGATCCGCTCACGGGCCTTGAGCAGCTCGGCGCGATAGTTGTCTGATCTAGTTCCCAGCGTGTAGATGTACTCGCCGTCCTCGATGACCCTGACCTTGTAGGCTTTGACGTCTTCCTCCAGCTCCTTGACCCGCTTGTTCGCAGCAGCCAGTTGCCTCTCCAACTGACGAGCGAATCCGATCTTCACGAACTGCTGGAAAGCCACTGTGACAACCGCCTGCCGGTCTGTGCGCGGGGTTTTGGAGGTGGGTTTCTTCATCGCTTTGACTCCACTCGTTCACGCCCAAGAGCCTCACGCGCATCGTCGCGGACGTAGTTGTTTACGACGTAGCCCAGATCCTCAGGATCTAGGAATCGGTTGATGAATGACTCAGTTCGATTGATCTGCTCCATGTAATGCTTCCGCTCGTACTCTAGCTTGTCCCACAGAGCGCGGAGACGGTTTTCGAGTTGGGTGACGTGCTGGCGTGAGTCGGCCAGTTTCTTGTCCAGATCCAAGCAGGTCTGCTCCCACGTTGGCGGTGGTGTTCCGCGCATCATCTCAAGCATACGAGTGTCGTTGATTTGGCTCACGACTTCACCTCCTCCACCATGTCGTATGTGGTCATGAATATGTCAGGCTTGCACGGGTAGTGTTCGCCTTTGACTCCTGTGATAATGTAGTCGCCTGATGAAACGATGTGTCCACCCTCAAGCGTTTGAATCCATCCACTCATTGGATCAAGTGAGTTGGGCTGCACCATTGGATGATCGCCATGCTTGAACCACTGCGTTGCTTCGATGATGACTGGCTTTTTGCGATACTTCACAGCTTCACCTCCTTCTCTTCCCACAGCAGCAGATCAGCGCGGAGAGCGTCGTTCTCCTGCTCTAGTTGGGTGATGCGCATATGCTGCTCCGCTAATCGCTCCCCTGCTTCAGCGATTGCTGAGTTAGCGGCGCCGTCCTCGGATTGAATATCCTGAGACAATATCCGCATCGCTGCGATTAGTGT